ATCTCACAGGACCTATGAGGAGCTCAGAGGCTCTCCCTCTCTTGGTGGGGACTCTCCTGGTAGTGGTATACTCCCCCTGGGGAATTTCGGAATGACTGGGAGGGCTTAGAGAGATTTAGGGGGGTGCCCAAATTAATTAAGGGTACTATATATAATACAGATTTATTCTCTCTCTCTGACACACAGGTACAGCCCCAGAGAATCTCACAGACCCCTAGAGTTTCCCACACAGACCCCCAGAGTTTCCCACACAGAACCCTAAAGACTCCCACACAACACTACCCCCTAAGAGTCCCCCAGAGCCACACACAGCTCCTCAAAGGCTCCCACCACACAATCACCCTAGTGGTTATTAAAGGCTCTCACAGAGCCTCACAGGAGCCTTTAGGTTAGGACCTTAGGTTAGGACCTTAGGGATACCTAGGGATACCTAGGGGGTACCCCAAGTTATATAGGGGATGTTACTACTAAGTATAAAAATAATATATGAGGATACATTATGGCAGACACTAACAGTAAGGACCTTAAGAGTAAGAGTTCTAACAGGGCTAAACCTAAGAGCCCTACTAATAAGGCAGCCCTTACGAGATTAGTTAAGGAGAAGGAGAAACGTACTCTCTTAAGTAAGTATGAGGTTGACTTTGAGTTATTCTGTACTGAGCAAGTTAAGATCTTGACTAAAGATGCAGCTAAAGGTTTCGTACCTTTCAAATTGAATGATGCACAGAAGATAATAACTAATGATTTAGATAAGCAGGTTAAAGAGACTGGTAAGGTTAGGGCTATTATATTGAAGGCTAGACAACAAGGTATTAGTACCTATTGTTCTGCTAGGGTATTCTGGAAGTCCTACTTCAGTCCCCATAGTAAGTCTGTTATCTTAGCCCATGACTCAGCTACATCAGACGCTCTATTCACTATGAGTAAGAGTTTGATTAGTAATATGCCTGTTATGTTAAGACCTACTCAGAATAAGTCTAATGCTAAGGAGGTTATAATTAAGTCTCCAGCTTACCGTGATAAGGAAGCTATTGGTTCATATAGATTATATACAGCAGGTAGTCCAGAGGCTGGTCGAGGTACAACACCTACGATAGCCCATTTGTCTGAGGTAGCCTTCTGGGGTTTTGATAGTCAGATAATCTCTGGTATGTTCCAGGGTATTTCGGGTGCTGCAGGTACTGAGGTTATCCTTGAGTCTACTGCTAATGGTGCCTCAGGGGAGTTTCATAGGCTCTGGAAGGGTGCTATCTCTGGTGAGAATGAGTACATTGCTATCTTCCTCCCTTGGTATATAACTAAGGAATACACTAGAACACCCCCTGACAATATGGAGTTAACAACTGAAGAGGAGAAGTTAGTTGAACTTTATAGTCTGACCAAGGGTCAACTCTATTGGAGAAGGTTGAAGATAGGTGAATCAGGTGCTGTTAAGTTCCAACAGGAATACCCAGCGACTGCTGATGAGGCTTTTATTGTCTCAGGTGCTAACGTCTTTAATGTTGAGAAGTTGAATGCTCTAGTACCCCAAGAGGTCCTTAAGAAGCAAGAGTGGGATAAGGGTTCTAAGGACTTTGATTCTCATAAGGAAGGTAAGTTAGATGTCTTTGAGTTCCCTCAGTGGGATTGCAACTATGTCATAGCAGCTGATGTTGCCTTAGGGGTAGGTCAGGATTACTCCTGTGCTATCGTTATGGATAATAAATACAGGGTAGTAGCTATGTATCGTGACAATAGGATAGATCCAAGTCTCTATGGAGAGTTGTTATTCTATCTAGGTCGTAAGTACAACAACGCTCTACTTTGTGTTGAGAGTAACTCTATGGGTATAGCTACATTACAATCTCTAACCCAGATGGAATATGTCAACCTTTATAGGCAGACTAAGATAGCTAATGTCTCTAATGATTCTGGTGACCGATTAGGTTTCAGAACAACCTCAGCCACTAAGCCTGCTATTATAGGTAACCTTAAGAACCTGATAGAGAATGAAGAGGTCTTCGTACCTTCTAGCATTATGATACAGGAGTTGAAAGACTATGTCTCTACGGATACAGGTAAGACCCAAGCAGTCTCAGGGAGTCATGACGATAGTGTTATGGCCCTAGCGATGGTTTGTGAGGTGTTGAGAACACACTATGATAAATTACAGAATGATAATATATCCTGGAAACAGAGGATATCAGATTTTAGACAGGATGAGACCACGTGGATGTAGTCTCAAGTATATAAGAACCTGTAAGAATATGCCCTAGTCCTCGTGCGCTGGTATGCCGCATGGCATTGAGTATACCACCTATTACCCCTAGAACTACCTATTACCACCAAATAGCCTTTAGGCTAACACTAACGTACCTTGAGAAGACTCATCGAGTCGGGATCCCCTTGAGCAATATTAGTGTTACCCTAAGGGTTATAAGCAGTTATTACTTATAACTAAATCGTATGTAAGCAACAAAAGGATTTTGTATGTCTGATGAGCGAAAGCTAAAGAATAAGATATCATCTTCTAAAACAAGAGCTAAGAAGAAAGCTCATGTTGATGCTCATAAAATGCTAACTGGTTGCACTAACCCAGACTGCCCTTGGGATGGAGATTTCCACCCCTGCCAACTTCACTTAGACCATATAGACCCTGCACTTAAGAGCCCAAAACTAAAGGTTAATAACTCAACTTTTTGGCATCTTAGCTGGGAGACTATGCTAGAAGAGATTAAGAAATGCCAAGTACTTTGTGCTAATTGTCACATGGCTAAAACTCACGTTAGATAGATAGAGATACCGAGGAGGTATTCATGCGTTACAACGAACATCAGGCGAAGGACCAAGAGGTCCCTAAGAAAGAGAAGAAAGAAAATAACTTACCTAAACCAGGTAGCTATGATTCTGAGAGCCTTAAGAATAATAATAAAAACTCACACTTATGGGGACGTTAAGATGAAAGAAGGTAATTCGTACAAAGGTAAAGTAACGGATGAGGAGCTAATTCAATTAGTCTCAGATGGCGCAATACAAGCTACAGGTGATTGGCTAAACAGTGGTGACTTGTCGCAAGAGCGTATGAAGTCTACCTACGAGTTTGCAGCAGTACCTGCAGGTCACTTAGCACCTCAAGGTGTATCAGCTATTGTAGACAGCTCTACTACAGAGACTGTAGAAGCTTACACAGCTATTATCTGTGATTTATTCCTAAACAACGGTAAATTAGCTCGATTCTTACCTGTAAAGGATAACCCTAAATCCCATAAGGATGCCCATCAAGCATCTATGTTAACTAACTATTGTCTGTTTAAGCAGAATGAAGGTTGGACCGAACTACAAACTTGGGTTAAATCAGCCTTACTTTGGAAGAACTCCATAATCCGTTGGGACTATGTAGAGGACTATGCAGTTGACTTTGAAGAATATGATAATATTAGTCAAGATCGCTTAGATGAGTTGCTATCTGATGATGATGTAGAGATTGTAGGTGATTTACAGTATGAAGCTAGCGTCAGCACCGAAGGTGATGGCGAACTAACTTATGTAAACGTAAGACTTCGACGCACAATTGATAAATCAAAAGTTAAAATAGAGAATGTAGCACCTGAAGGCTTTAGAATTTCGCGTGAGGCCACCTCATTAGAAGATGCTTCTTTCATCGGTATTGAAACACAGCTAACACGTAGTGAAATACGTAAGCAATGGCCTGATATCGCAGAGAATATAAGCGAGGATGAATGGAATGGTATGGGTGATGGTGACTCTTGGAACAGCTACTCATCAGAGCAAGCTGCAAGAAAGTTAGTTGTTGGTGATTCTTATCAAAGTAACTCAACAAGTAGTTCATATGCTCTTGAAGCTAACCGAGAAGTTACCGTCACAGAATGTTGGTTGAAGGTAGATAGAGATGGCGATGGTATCGCTGAGTTAAAACATATTGTATCAGTTGGAACCTTCATTTTACATGAAGAAGACGTTGATATGGTACCTTTAGCTTCATTATCACCTATTGATATCCCATATGAATTTTATGGTCTTTCAATTGCAGATATGACTCGTAGCTCTACATTAGCATCTACAGCAATCCTTCGTGGTTTCGTAGAGAATACTTACTTAACTAACTACTCCCCTAAGTTGGCAGATCCAAACGTAGTAGACTTCTCTGCATTGCAGAATATGAAGCCTAAACAGATCGTCCCAACTAACGGTAACCCAAATGGTGCTGTGGCAGCGCTACCTCCTGAGACTATCTCAACAGGTACTGTACCACTTATGCAACACTTACAGTCTATTAAAGAACAAGCAACAGGTATGTCTAAGGCAGCTCAAGGTCTTAACGATAGTTTGTATGTATCTGGTAATAGTGAAAGTAAAGTAGCAGCAGTTCAGTCTGCATCTCAGAAACGTATCCAGCATATTGCTCGTAGGTTCGCTGAGACAGGTCTTAAGCGTTTATCTTCTGGTGTATACCAATGTATCCGTAAGAATATGAACACTGTTGACGCTAACTACCAAGGTATCTTCACATCTATTGTACCTAAAGAACTTCCTAGATTTATGGATTGTGAAATCTTCATTGACTTAGGTGAGAACTCTAATGCTAATAAGATAAAGAAATTACAACAGGTAGGTCAAACTATACTTCCAGGTCTTAACACTGCAGGTGCAGGTATGATTATTAAGACTGAAGCCCCAGCTGTATTAGCAACTCAATTGCTAGAAGCTTTAGGCTTAGATAGTAGTGACTTCTTAGAGGACTACACTACTGAAGAGTTTAAAGAGAAAGCAACTCAAGCAGTTCAGAGTCAAACTGAGAGAGCTCAGAAGGAACAAGAGATAGCGCAGCAGAAGCAAGAGTTAGAGATGGCATTGAGCCAATCTAATATTACATACACTGATGCACAAACTAAGAACGTACAAGATGATAACGCTAAACAATTAGCAGTTAGTATTGATAAATCATTCCAAGAGTGGGCAGGACTTGAAATTAAGTCTGTCAAGGAAGGGGCTGTTTTACCAGCTAGACCACCGTATGATCAAGTGATCGCTATGGCTAGAGAGATACTAAGTAACCAAGGTGGCCAATAGGGCCCACAACAGGAGTAGAAGATGGATAAATATCGCAAGTCAGCTGAGAAGAAGCTAAAAGGTATTCACCCCGATGTAGAGGCAAAAGAGGCGTTAGTTAAAGCAGAATTTGCAAGTCGTGAACGTGAGGTTTTCTTCACAGACGCATATGGGGAGTTAATCACAGACTACTTCTTGAGGTTCTTAAAGACAGAACCCCATGAGTATAAAGCACGAGAGTTTATTTACTCTTGTGTACTTTCATTAGGAGATGTTAAATCAAAACTTACACAATATGAAATGTTTGGTAAGAATATGTCTACTATGATTAACAACAAAGAAGAGGACTAAGATTATGAGTTTAAGAGAAATAGATACAAGTATTATCGTGAACAATATTAAGACAATGATCAATGCGCTAGAGTATGACTCAATGCGTTCGGCTGGTAAGATGAAGATGAATGCAGGTACCATTGTGGACCTATATAACCTTCGTGCTATCTATGTAGATAACAAAAAGGTTGCAGCTAAACCTTCCGTTAAACCAGTTAAGTAGGAGAAGAATATATGCCAATGCCACAAGGATCTCTACCACATAGTGATGACATTCAAGCATCGGAAACGTCTGAACAAGCATTGTTAGATGCCGTAATGAGTAACTCAGATTTCATAGATAACTCTATGGATGCTGATGATCAAGTGCCGCTACCTGAAGAGCAAGAGCTAGTTGATGACACAGTGGAAGTAAGCGAAGAAGACCCAGAAGAGCTTGCGGATACTGATACTGAAGAGGAAGTTGAAGATGAAGAAGCTGTACCTGAAGATGAGGATGACTCCGAAGAGGATTCTACCCAAGACTCTGAAACGTACACTGCTGAAGATCTAGACTTAGAAGCTAAGGTTCGCGTCAAAGTTGACGGTGAAGAATTAGATGTATCATTTGCTGACTTGCTGAAAGGCTACCAGGTAGATGCCTCATTGAGTAAAAAGGGTCGTGAACTAGGCGAAGCTAAGAAACAACTAGAGTTAGATAAAGAAAATAGTCTAGCCGAAGTTAGAAGCATTAGTGAAGCCTCTACTGCTATTCTTTTAGGTAAAGAGCAATCTATATCTAAAGAATACCACTCTATTGAGAAGCAGATTGAGAAAGCACGAGAGGAAGGTGACACATACACTGTAAGCGAACTTAAAGATAAACGTGAAACCACCCAGAAGAAATACTGGGATGCACGTAAAGCTAGAGAAGAGCTACAAGGCAGTGTCCTGAAGCAGAAGCAAGCTGCTGAAGCTAAGGTATGGGAAGAGAATCTAAATCATTTCAATGAAACGATTGAGAGTCACGTACCAGGTTTCAACAATGAGACAGCTTCATCCATTCGTGATTTTGCTATAAGTGAAGGTTTGTCTGCAAGCATCGTAGATACTATAGTTGACCCCGTGATTGTTAAGGTTCTTAACGATTACCGTAAACTAAAGAACGGTGTTGAGAAAGGCAAAGCTAAACGTAAGGCTGTACCAGCTAAGAAAGCTGTTCCAGTTAAAAGAGCTAAAACAGTTAACCAAAAGAAAACTGACACGGCTAACATGAAGAAAGCAAGAGCTTTCAAAGATGGTGCTTCACAAGAAGATCAAATGGCATTCTTACGGGATTACGCAGTTAAATCTTTAGGTGAATAAACACTTTTTAAAAACAATATAAGGAACTATTAATTATGGCTACAACAGGCGGTCGCGCAACAACTGGTCCAGCAGGCGCAGTAACATCTGGTACTTCTAACTCTAACGTTTCACAACGTGAAGACTTAGCAAATTTCATTTCAATGATCACACGTGATGAGACTCCGTTCTTATCTTCAATCGGCAAGTCAAAAGCTAGTGCCGTTTTCCACGAGTAAACTAAAGCTGCTCCCTCTACTAGGAATGGTAGAGTGATAACTTTGTGAATTGCTGGAAACCCTAAGGACCTCATCAGTCTAAGGCAATCAGCAGCGAAGCCCATATAATGGGAACGTTCAACGACTATCCACGGTGGTGGAGTACCCTCAAGTGAGGGGAAGCGCAAAGCATCCAGAACGGATGATGATATAGTCTAATCTTATATGAAAGTATAAGGAGTTTTTACAGGAGATGTGTATGTACATATATTTAACTACGAACAATATCAATGGAAAGAAGTACATTGGCTCTAAGAAAGCAGAGATATCTAAGTCTCAAACTTACTATGGGTCAGGTACAGCTCTAAAGTTAGCTATAAATAAGTATGGTAAGGATAACTTCACAAAAGAAGTTCTATTCACTTGCGATAACTATGAAGAGTTAAAAGAACTAGAGTTATATATTCTTAAATTGATGAATGTAGTAGAAGATAAAACATACTATAATCTTCATGATAATTTCAGTGGTGGCTACAATGCTACTGCGTATACAGAAGAATCTAGAGCTAAGATAGGTAAAGCGAACTCTTTAAGAGTATTAAGCGACTATCAGAGGTCTGCGGTTTGGATGAATACACCTGAAGTAAACGCAAAGAAGCACCCAAAGGCTACTTGCGTTCATTGTGGTAAACAAGCTAATAAAGCTAACATTGAAAGATGGCACAATGACAATTGTAAAAACCGAGTAGGAATTAACGAACCTACTTGAATGTAATGGGCAAACAGATGAACTAGCAGCTCCTGGTAACTCTAAGTTATCTGACGGTGCTGACTTCTCTACCCCAGGTGGAGCAGCTGGTGACGGTGGTGCAGCATTTAACCCAGTAGGTCCTGAACGTACTCGTTTAGGTAACTACACTCAAATCAACGGTAAAACTATTGCTGTATCTGGTACTCGTCGTGCTGTTGATCAAGCTGGTGTTGCAGATGAATATGCTTACCAACTTAAGAAACGTGGTACTGAACTACGTCGTGATATCGAAGCTGATTTGGTTCTTAACTACCAAGTAGCTAGCGGTTCTGGTACTCGTACTATGGGTGGTGTTCAATCTTTCGTTAACTCTGAAAAGACTTGTACATATGCTTCAGGTACTGCTGTTTCAGCTGCTAACGCTGCTAAAGGTACTACTGCTCCTACACTAGCTGCAGTTGCTAGCCGTACAGCATTAGGTTTATCAGATATTGATGCTACAATGCAGAAGATTTATGAGAACGGTGGTAAAGCTACTCGTATCATGTTATCTCCTAAATTACGTCGTGACTTCTCTGACCTTATGGTTAGTGATGCAGGCGTTCGTCGTAACATTGATGATAGTGGTAAACTACGTCAATCAGTTGACATCTACATGTCAGATTTTGGTGACCTAATGGTAGTTCCTAACTACATCATGGGTTTACAAACTGCTGATGGTATCGTTGCTGCTGAACGTAAAGATTCATGTGCATTGATTTATGATCCACAATGGTTCTCTCTTTCTACTCTTCGTCCTCTTAAAGAAGTCGATGTTGGTCAGAAAGGTGATTCTACTGTTGGTATGATCGTTGAAGAATGTACTTTAGAAGTGAAGAACCCTACGGGTTGTGGCGCTATCTACGGTCTTAAGTAAAATATAATACAATTTGAGGGAAGGACGTAATGTCCCTCCCTTTTTTAAAAAGAATCTATAGGAGATAGAAATATGTACGTAATTAAAGGTGATGTAGCATTAAAAGCAGTAGGTCAATTATACCCAGCAGAGCTTTGCACTTTCCAATCAGTTCAAGCAGCTGATGGAACTTCATACAAACTTTCAAATGTTTTGTTTTATGACCCAAGTAAAACGTCAACCGCTGGTGGAACTGAGATAGCTGTAGCTAATCCAATTCTTGGCTTTATCGCTAAGACAGGTCGTTTTGTACCTACAACTAGCGCAATTTAGATAATAAATAAGAGGACTTAAAATGGCTAAAACTATTAATACAGCTGCAGGAATGCAAGCGCTGATTGACACAGATACACTAGAGTATAAGGTTACACAAGATCACCGACCATTCTTAGAAGCTGCTAAACTTGATAGAGAGATGAGTGGTAGTCTTAAGGAAGATACAGGTTATAAAAAGGCTTGTACAATACCAGACTTAGTGGCAATAGAGATTAACTTTAAACATGGACTCAACATACACGATCCTATGTTTATGAACGACCCTGCAGATGCTCGTAAGCTGCTTCAGATTGTAAAAAGTGAATACCCTTACTTGATGTCTTATTAGGCATACAGAGCAGGAAGGGGTGTACTTAGTCGAAACTAAGGCACCCAAACTATTAAACAAAAACATAAGGAGAGCCTAATGGCTACATACAATGAACTAGTCGATATGGTACGCGATTGGGCTAACCGAGATGTTTCGGTACTACCTGACAGTATTATACAATCTTGCCTGCGATACACTGCAGATGAAGCATACCGAACATTAGAAATACCACCTTTGGAGCATACGAGATACTTCATAACTAAAGATGTTGATAAGACCTTAACACTTTGCTTCAAGACAGGTGAAGGTACTTACTCTACAACAACACAAGCTGATGTTAAAACTGCAGATTATGAAAAAGCTAACAATACTATCAACTCTAACGTATCTTTCTCTGTACCACCAGATACTGTATCTTTTATATACCTAAGAACTTCAGGTATTATTGAAAGACCAGAGATTGGCTCTTTGGTAGGTGGTATTGCAGTTACTGAAGATAACTATGAGAACTTCGCTATTGTAAACAGTCTTGGAAAACCTAGTGTAACACCACTTAGTGGCTATAGGGATACTGTTTATGATGAAAGAACTGATGTTAAAACATTCTATGACTTCAATGATGCTGATAGGTACTCTAACTACTTTACACGTAAGGGTGGTTCTATCATAGCAGCAGGTAATGAAGCTGTAGGTAACGTATTTGAGTTATTCTATTACAGAAGATTACCAGCATTGAATGCTAGAAATATACTACCAAGCACCTTAACACTCCTTGAGGCCCAGTCGGATACTACTACTTATCAAGTAATAACATCTACACAATATGATAGTCTAAATGAGTTATCTCAGAGAACATACGACTTAGTAGAAACACACTATGTTAGGTATGTACTTGAAGTTTCTAACTGGTTGAAAGACCACAATGAACGTGTAATATTGTTTGGGGCATTACACAGAGTCTTCGACTTCCTACAAGTAGAAGATCAAGCAGCTAAATACAGAGCTAGGTTCATAGAAAGTATTACAGAATTAAACACAGAAGAGAAGAAGCGTAAGATGTCTGCAGGGCACACGACTATATCTTTTGGAAACACAAATCTTATTTAAGGAGTCATCATGAGTAATGAGACAAATGATACTGCATTAGGTGGTAGCTTTGGGGAGAGTGATACACCTCTAACGCAGACAAATGTAGAAGGTACTGCAATCAGCGCTGCACAAGCTGAAGCCTCAAGAGTAGCAGCTGCAGCTAGTGCAGTCGAAGCTGGCCTATCAGAGGTAGCAGCGGAGGCTGATAAAGTACAGACAGGTTTAGATAGAGTACAAACGGGTTTAGATAGAGTACAGACAGGTTTAGATAGAATTGCTGTTAATGCAGATAAGGTCCAAACAGGTTCAGATAAAACTGCAACCAATGCTGATGTGGTACTAACCAATGCTGATGTAGTGCTTACACACGCAGACGTTGCTACTACAAATACAAATGTAGGCTTAACTAATGCTGATGTTATATTGGCTGAAGCTGATAAAGTACAGACTGGTTTAGACCGTATTGCTACAGCAGCGGATGTAGTTACTACTGGCTCAGATGTAGTTACCACAAACGCTAATGTCGTGAGTACCACGGCTGACGTACTCTCTACGGCAAGTGATGTAGTTACTACTAATGCAGATGTGTTGTTAACACATGCCGATTTAGTAGCTACAAATGCTGACAGAGTAGCAATTGAAACATTGTACGATACTTTTGATGATAGGTATTTAGGTACTAAAGCAACAGACCCAACATTAGATAATGATGGTGCTGCCTTACTTATTGGTGCTATCTACTTCAATAGCACCACTAATACCACTAGATTTTATAATGGTGCAGCATGGGAAGTACCAGAAGTTACATCAACGACTGCTGCAACGACTGCTACTAGTAAGGCTTTAGAAGCCTCAAACAGTGCTACAGCTTCAGCTACCTCAGCAACTAACGCTGAGAACGCTTGGGATAGTTTTGATGATATATACTTAGGCTCTAAAGCAACGCCTCCTACAGTAGACAATGACGGAAATGCTTTAGCAGAAGGTACACTTTATTGGAATAGTGTTGCAAATAATGTGTATGTATATAACGGGGGTACTTGGCAGTTAGCTGGTTCCTCTGTTAATGGCACATCTGCTAGATTTGAATTTACATCAACAGCTGCACAAACAACATTTGTCACAACAGGTTATGATTCAGGTTACGTAGATGTTTTCCAGAATGGTATTAAGCTTATCAATACAGTGGATTTTACTGCTACTGATGGCGTAAACATTATTCTAACAAATGGGGCAAACCTAGATGATGAGATTAGTGTTATTGCCTATGGTGTATTCGCCTTAGCTGACCATTATAGTAAAACTGTTTCAGATGCTAGATACCTACAGTTAACTGGTGGTACTGTTACAGATACTACAGGCTTACAGACTGAACTAGACTTAAAGGCTACCAAGGTAGAGAACCTTGCTGTTACCAAGGCTGATTTCTTTGCACAGGCTGAGAAGCGTATTAGAGATAATGCAGGTAGTGGTTTTGCTGAGTGGGGTA